CCGAGACCAAACATCGCAGGCGAATCATCCCCAAGACCGCGTTCAACAAGGGCGCGATGTCGCCCGAAGATGCGGACGCGCTGGCGACGGCCGACACGCAGGAGATGGTGGGCATCAACCCCACCAACCCGGCCCAGCCGATCGGCGACATCCTCCACCAGGTCAGCTATGCGCAGATGGACCCGGCGCTCTACGACCGGTCGCGGATCGTGCAGGAGATCGAACGCATCTGGGGCGTGCAGGAAGCGCTGGGCGGCGCGATCAACACGCCCAAGACCGCGACCGAGGCCGACATCCAGCAGCAAGGGTTCACCGCGCGTACGAGTGGCCGCCGCGACTTGCTGGAAGCCGCGCTGTCGGAGCTGGCGCAGTACACGATCGAGATCGCCCGCGTGTACATGAGCGCCGACGACGTGCGCGAGATCGCCGGTCCGGATGCGATGTGGCCCGAGTACATGGGCCCGGACGACGTGGCGCGCATGGTCAATATCGAGATCCGCGGCGGATCGTCTGGAAAGCCGAACACCGCCGCCGAGCGCCAGGCATGGGGCGTGATGCTCCCGCTGCTGCAGCAGGGAATCGTGCAGATCGGGCAACTGCGCGGATCCAGCACCGCGGCCATTGCCGATTCGCTCGAGCACCTGCTGCGCCTGACCGCGGAGAAGTCGGGCGACCGCATCGACATCGACCAACTCATCCCCCAGGACGACGGTGGCGGGCAGCAGCCTGCGCCGCCTGTTCCGGGCGGACCTGTCCCCGGCGGTGAGCCGCCACTCCCCGAGCCGCCTCCCGGTGGCGACCCTTCCGCCGACCCACTCATCCCCTGACGAGGAATCCAGATGGACCCCAAAGACACGAACACCACGCCCGACGACACCGCTGGGCTCGACGCCGCAATCGACAGCGCCGACACCGCGCCCGAGTCTCTCGATGACGCGCTGGGCGAATCGCTCGACCGTGCCGTCGCTGAGCCGGACCCGGTAGACGACCAGCCCGCAGACGAGCAGTCCGCGCTGGAGCCCAAGCCCGCCGACGAGCCGGTCGAGACCCCGCCGGCCGACGAGCCTGTCCCCGGTTCGCCCGAAGCCGCCGCAGCCGAGGCCGCAAAGGCTGCCGAGACGCAGCCCGAAGCCCCGCAGCCTGACGCCGAGGTCGAGGCGGAAATCACGTCGCTGGGACTCAAGGAGAAGTCCGCCGCGCGCTTCCGCGAGCTGACTGCCGAGGTCAAGGAACTGGCCCCGATCCGGGAGCAGCTGCACGCCGCCGGCATCAAGGATCTGGCCGAGCTGCCCCGCGTGATCCAGCGCAGCAGGGACGCCGAAGAGCTGATCAGCATGGTGCAGGAGACCGGCGCCACGCCCGATCAGTACGGCATGACGCTGGATTACCTGAAGGTCGTCAACACCGCGAACGGTGGTGACCTGAAGGCCGCCGAGGAAGCGCTGACGATGGTCATGTCCGAGGCCGCGGCACTCGCCAAGGCGCTTGGGCGCGAAATCCCGGGCGTGCATGACCCCCTGGCGGACCACGCCGACCTGCAGGCCGCGGTCGAGTCGGGCGACATGGACCGCAAAGCGGCGGCACAGGTGGCGCACGCGCGCTTCATCCAGCAGTCGGCGCAGGAACAGCGCCAGCAGCAGGACACCAGCCGGCAGAACCAGCAGCAGGCCGAGAACGCGCGCGACCAGCTGATCGCATACGACCGGCAGATGCAGGCCGATCCGCAGTACGTGGCGAAGCGCCCGATGCTCGATGCGCTGGTGAGCCAGATCCGCAACACGCTGCCGCCCTCGCAGTGGCTTGCGGCGACCCAGCGGGCATATGCGTCGATCCCCAGCGTCCCGGCACCGGTGGCACCGCCTCCACAGCCCGCGCCAGTGCCGAATGCGGTACGCCCGAGCGGCCCGCGCGCGCAGCTTGAGCCGGCGACGTTCGACAGCCTCGAAGATGCGCTCGACTTCGGGATCGCCGGGGGCCGTTGAAGCAGGGCGCTTGTCCGCGCAATATGGCCGCGAGAGGAATGCGCAGGCTGATGCGCAAGCGGCGTGCAGTAGCCGCGGTGAGAGTAAGACGCCCTGCGCCGGTCGCGGGGGAATCGGGAGTAACTCGTCAGCGGATGGGGGCAACTGCCATGGCCTCTATGGTCTAAATCCAAGCCGGAGATCAGCGCCGGCCCTCTCTGAGCCCCGCCCTAACCGGCGGGGCTTTTTGTTGCCGTTGACGCTTCCTGCAGCCACTGCATCCTGCGTGTGCCGGCCAGTGCGCCGGCACCACGCAAGCAGTAAGACGGGGTCGCGGCCGTCAGGGCAGTAAGAGGATTCGCCCGCCTCGAACGTGGATGGAAACCACCCCATCACCATTCGAGGAATACCCATGGCCTTCACCCCGGCACAGTTCATCCGAGGGATGAACTACTCGCTCGAGACCTACGAGCGCAAAGAACCGATCGACCAGATCAACACCAAGTACCGCATGCTCGACTGGCTCATCGCCAACAAGGATGAGACCGTGTTCGGCAACGGCGTGTTCCGTGAGCCACTGTTCGTGGACAACGGCAGCAACGCGCAGAACTACTTCGGCGCCGACCAGGTCACCTACAACGAGCGCGACCCGGCCGTCTGGACCCGTTGGCACTACTCCAACGTGCATGACGGCTTCTGGTTCGACGAGGACCGCCTGCTCGCCGCGGGCATCCGCATCAGCGACGATGGCGCCGAAGCGCCGACCGCGACCGAAAAGACCCAGCTGATCAACCTGCTCAAGCAGTCGCATCGCGGCTTGAAGATGGGCATCCAGCGCCATCTGGCGTTCGAACTGCTGCAGGACGGTAGCCAGTCGGCGAAGGCCGCTCCGGGCGTGGCGCACATCATCAGCACGACCCCCGCAGTCGGCACCGTGGGCGGCGTCAATGCCGCGACGCGCAGCTACTGGCGCAACAACATCAACCTCAACGTGCCCGAAAACGGCCTGATCGACGCCTGGGAGGACACCTGGTCCGATAACACCCGCTACGGTGGTGCGGTCACCGATGCGATCTTCGTCGGCGACGCGATGTACAACGCCTTCCGCAAGGCGGCCAACGCGGTCACCAGCCGGCACATCAACGACGGCGGCAGCAACCGCGGCGGCGTGTCGCTCGATCCCTCGACCAACAACCTGTACTTCCACGGCGTCGAGGTCATCAAGGACCCGGCGTTCGAGGAACTGGATGCGGAGCTGGGCGGCAACGCCTTCTCCAAGCGCGCCTACTTCGTCAACCGGCAGGGCCTGAAGCTGCGCCCGGTCAAGGGCGAATGGATGCGCAACCGTCGCCCCGAGCGCCTGCCGGACCGGTACGTCCACTACTGGGCCAAGACCGCCAAGTACGCCCTGACCACCGAGCAGCGCAACGGCCTGGCCGTTGTGACGCTGGCCTGACCCATGCGCCCCGGCTTCGGCCGGGGCCTTTCGGAGACAACGCAATGCGCATGATCAAGCTCACCAACACGGCGCTCGAAATCGGCATGAGCCCGTTCTTCACCGGCGGCGAGGCCATCGTCCACAACCCCACCGATGCCTCTCTGATCGTCCAAGGCAGCACCGATGGCACCGGCACCGGCGACGGCGCATGGGCCACGCTCGCCACGGTTCCGGCCGGCGACATGATCGAGATCGCCGACCTCGCCCCCTTCATCCGCGTTTCGACGGCAGCGACCGTCAACGTGCTGGCCGGCTAAGGAGCCCACCATGTCCACAATCAACCTCCCGCTGCTGCTGGTGACCATCGACCGCGGCGACGAAGTCGTCACCACGCAGGTTCCCGAACACGAGATCCCGATTCTCAAGGTCGTCCACGGCGAGGAAGCCGTGGCCGTCGAGGACGAGGACACGGGCGAGGAAATCGAACTCGACGAAAGCGCCGACGCTGAGTTCCGCCGCCTGCAGCGCAAGTATCGCCGCATCAATGCACCGGACCTGGTGACGCGTGCGTTCCCGATGGGCTCGTCCGCACTCAAGCCGGCCGGCTTCAAGTCGGGTGGCGACGGCAAATCGTCCGCACCGGCGCAGTCTGCCGCGCGTGTCCGCCCGCCTGCCAAGAAGGCATCGTCCAACAGCAACGCCAAGGCCCCCACGAAGGCCGAGACGGAAGCTGCGGAGAGGGCGAAGAAGGACGCGGATGACAAGGCCGAGGTGCAGGCCAAGCTCGACAAGCTCGGCGTCCAGTACGACGGCCGGTCCGGAGTCGAGAAGCTGCGTGAGCAGCTGGCCGAGGCCGAGAAGGCCGCCAAGTAATCCCACCTCGTCAGGGGGATAACCGGGGCCGGCTGGGGAGACTTGGCCGGCCCTTTCTGTAGGAGATTCGGATGCCGCTGGTGAATGTGAATTGTGACTGTGACGCGCCACCGGCGGGCCGGAATCGGGGCGAGTTGCTGCGCGACCTGCTGGCACGCATGGGTTTTGCGGACCCGATTGCTGCAGCTGAGCGGAGGACGCTGGGGCAACTACGCCGCGACCTCATGGCCCGGCTCGGCTTCTCCCTGCAATCCGACAACCCGCCCCCCGGCATGCTCGACCTGCTGGACAGCATCATCAATGAAGCGGAGCAGTTGCTCTGGCGCCGGCTGGAACTTGACCGCGGCGAGGCGACGCTTCCGCCGCGGATGGTCGAGGCGACCGACCTGTGCACGCTCGACGCGCCGATGGTTTTTGCGCTGGCGCTGGCATCGGCGAAGTCGCACTACCAACATGGCGACGCGAAGCTCTACATCGACATGTCGACGCAGATGCTGACCGATCACCTGCGCAGGCGGCCGCCGGCTGTCATGGCGACATTGGGCGCGATCTTGACCGACGCTCAGGAGCAGCTGTACCGGCGCTATTCGATGTTCCAGGCTGAGCGGTATTTCTCCTGGCCGCTGCAGGCTGGCAGGGCGCTGTACGACCTGCCCGAAAACGACGAGGAATGCGACAAGCGCATCGACGCGCGCAAGGTCACATGGGCCGGTGTTGAGCGGGACGGCGCATGGGTGCCGATCGAATGTGGCATCCCGCCGGAGCTGCGCAGCCACGAACAAGCGGGCTGGCCGCAGCGGTACGAGATCCGGCAGTGCATTGAGGTGTGGCCTCGCCCAGACGAGACGCGCGGCCGGCTGATCCTCAAGGGCAGCTTCGGGCTGCAGCCATTCGCAGATGATGGGGACTATCCGACCGTCGACGATCAGGCCGTGTTCCTGCTGGCGCTGGCGAACGCGAAGGCGCAGTTCCAACAGCCGGACGCGATGAACTACACGGCGCAGCTCGAAACGCTGATCAATGGGCTGGTGGCGGGCTCGCACCACGCCAGGACCTATGTGCCAGGCAGATCGCGCTACACGGACCGCGCCTACGCCATCCCGCGCCCGTCGGAGCCGTTCCCCAATGGCTAAGTTCCAGCTCAATGCTGCGTCAGGCGGGATCAATCGACAGCGCGTAAAGGGCGGGCCGAAGCCCGACAACCTCTACGACATCCTCAACGGCTACGTGGACGCCAGCGGCGCAGTGATGAGCCGCCCGGGCACGACACAGGAGCACGTTTTGCCGGCGGGGACGGTCGGCCTGTGCGCGTTCAACGGCAAGCTCTACGTGTTCTCCGATAGCCCAAAGGCAGTGCCCGATGGGGTGGTCTGCGAGACGCTGCGGCACCCGAACAACGCCGCGCTGACGCTGGCTCGGATCCACTTTGCCGCGCCCATGATGGGGTCGCTATACGTCGCCGCCGAATGGTCGAACGGCGATGTCTACCACTACTGGACCCAAGGCGCGCGAGCGTGGCAGGCCAACGCCATCTATTCCGCTGGCGGAATGGTGACGTCCACCACGCCCAACGGGTTCACGTATGAGCCCCGCCGTGCCGCTGCGGCCGGGCCGGTCTGGCAGGCGGGCGTGGAGCGCGCTGTCGGGGACCGCGTGGAGCCCAGCGTGTTCAACGGCTACGAATACGTCGTTGTCGAGGTGGCCGGAACCCCCGCACGGAGCGGGCAGGCGGAGCCAGCATGGCCAACCACGCCCGGCGCGGCAATCGTCGAAGAGGCGGACGTCGCGCCGCCCACACCGCCTGGCCAGTCGCAGCCGCCGCCGGCAGTACCGCCTGGCTACGAAAACCCGGGCGGCAGTCGCCCGAGCGGTGGCGGCGGTGGGGGCGGGAAAGGAATGGAGCCCGGCGACGTGCAGCAGGTGATTCGATGAGCACGCCCGCTTGGAGCCCGGCCAGCCTCTACCAGCCCGGTGCGCTGGTTGTTCCGCGCACGGCTCCGCAGACCGGGGCGGTCGCACTCGCCAACGGGGATTTCGAGAACGGCACAGCCGGGTGGTCCTTGGCTGGCACGGCCGTGTGGGTGGCTGCCGGCGGGCTCATCGGTCCGGCGGCCATCCGGTCGGAAGGAAGTGGGGAGGCGAACGATGGCTCCGTGACCAGCGGCCGGTATCCGGTAACGCCCGGGCAGTCGATTACGCTGTCGGGGATGGGCCGTGTCGGCGGGGGTACGGCAGGCACGGGCTTCGCGATCGCGCTGGTGTGGTACGACGAAAACGACGCCCTCATTTCCTCCACGCAGAGCGCCATGCTGCGACTGCAGCAGATCGGCTCGTCATGGCGCCAGGTCTCGGTCGTCGGGTCCGCGCCCGCGCGCGCGCGATACGTCCGTGCCCAAGGCGTCATGAACGTGTCAGAAAGCGGCACCACCTCCGTCATCTGGATGGATGGGTTCTCGTGGACGTACAAGAGCCCCAACACCTTCGGGCTGATGTACCGCGCCACGCAGGCGGCTCCTGGCCTCAGCTCCAGCGTCGAGCCTGTATGGCCCGGCGCGTTGGGCGGGTCCGTCACAGATGGCGAGGTCACATGGCAGGCCGTCTCGATCTCCCGCGTTGTCTGGGAGGCGAGGCCGATCATGCGGACCGGCACTACAGAGCCGGTATGGCCGCTGGTCGATGGCGGCAGCGTGCTGGATGGAACCGTGCTGTGGCTTGCCCGCACCAACCGCGTGACCGACCCCAGTTGTCCGAACTCCCCGGTAGTCGCGATCGCTGCGAGCAAGGTGTTCGCCGCTGACGGTGACATCGTGAGATTCAGCGCGACGGCAAACCCTCGCGATTGGTCCACAACGCAGGATGCTGGGTATTTGCCAACCGGGCTTCAGCAGGCCAACTCGAACGACGCGGCTGTGCTGGCCCCGTACCGGGGCAACCTCACGGTGTTCAACGCCAGCAGCTTCCAGATGTGGCAGGTGGACCCGGACCCGGAGGCGATGGCGATCCTCGACCAGATGGACGGCGTTGGGTCGTCGTGGCAGCACGCCGCGCAGCCTGTGGCGAACGACCTGTTCTACCTGTCGCAGCTGGGCGTGCGGACAGTGGGCATCGCCAACGCCGCGGAGAACCTGGCATCCGGCGATGTTGGCAGCCCTGTCGACGAGCTTATCCGCGAGGAGATGGCCGCTGGCGGTCGCATCGTCGCGACCTACTACCCCGGCGCCGGGCAATTCTGGCTTGCGTTCGCGCGCGCCGGAGCCACGACGGTGCATGTCTACACGATGGCCAGGGTGGGGCAGGCCGGTGCTTGGAGCCGTTACACCTTCCCGTTCTCCGTTGAAGCGTTCGCGCAGCTTGGCGACGATCTCTACATCCGTCATGGCAACTCGATTTCCGTGGTCTCCGAGCTGGCGTCCAGCGACCAAGTTGGCGGGAGCGAAATCAATTTCCCCGGGCTGGTGTGGTGGCCGTGGCTCGACTTCGGAACACCTGGTCAGACCAAGATGATGGAGGGCTTCGACTATGTGGGCACGGGGCAGGGGCCGAGCATCAGCATCGGGTATGACCAGCGGAATGTCGCGGCCTTCACCCCGGCGTATCAGGTCGTGAACGACACGATGCCCGGCGGCATGGTTCCGATCCCGGTGGCGGCGCCCACGCTGTCCGTGAAGCTGGCATTTGCCGGCGGCCAGAAGTGGAACGTGCAGAGCGTGCTGCTGTCCGTCCTGCCGATGCAGGGAGGGCCGTGATGGCTGATGCAGGCCACGGCCATCTGCCCGAGATCCGCGTCGGCGTTCCGCTGGTGGAGGATTTCGCCTACATCGCCGGCCGCATGCGCCCCGACGAGCAGGCGCAGTTCGTGGCCTTCACTGGCGCGGACCACTACCAGCCCAACGTCGCCGCGCGCAGTTACGTCATGGCCGGCGGGCTCGCCTACGTGCTGGTGGACCGAGGCAACCGCCCGGTGGCTGTCGGCTGGTTTGACGAACTGCGTCCGGGCGTCTGGGAGACGACGGGAATCGGCACGCTGGACGGCTGGGCGAAGCACTGGCGCGCGATCACGAAGGAGTCGCGAAAGCGCATGCAGGCGCTGTTCGACAACGGCGCGCATCGCATCCAGATCATTTCGCTGGCGACGCGCACCGATGCGCACCGCTGGTATGAGCGAGGGCTCGGTATGAAGAACGAAGGCACGCT